GACGACCTACGGTTTACAAAACCGTTGCTCTATCCAGCTGAGCTAGAGTGGCGAGTGGGTGGCGGGGAGCAGTTTGTCGCTCCCTCTTACTGTCTGCCACCATTATAATACCGCTGCTGCGTCCAGCAGCGGGGCACCAAGAGGGGTCCCACCTCTCTCTCACGTGGGTTGGGATTCCGATTCTTTTTTCTCTCGGAGACGTGAGCACGGATGTATTCCAGTCCGTTGTGTACTAATTATAAGGGATAACGCACCAGGCGTCAAGAGTCTTTGCCACGGAAACGGTCGTCCATCTCCCTGTATTTCTCGTGGAAACCAGTGGTGATCTCGTCCAAGCGTTTGTCCCAGGAGTCACCATATTTTAAACTAGCATCAGTACCCTTGGCAGGATTGATGCACTTTTCGTTACCGTGTTTGTTGCAGACGAGACCTGCTAGATCGAATTCACTACCTTTTACTCCTGTTCTCCAGTAGTGTTCACCATTTAACCATACCGCGCCACATTTTTCGCATTCAACGCGGTCCATTTTAAATAGACTATCGGGATCGTCAGTCATCCTTGGTGTGCTCCTTGATTAGTTTGTTATACTCGGGGAGATCTTTAAGAAGTTGCTGCTTAAGTTTTCTACGCATTAACATCATCCTAAATCTAACCCAGGCGTAGCGCAACTGCAGATCTGCATAAGCAAATAATCGCATTGTCTCTTCTACACCAGCATAAGCAATCAGAAGAGCTATGATGGTGACTGTTATCCACAGTCCCATAGTAGATGGATCCATTAAGGCACAGTGCTACTTAAGTACTTATTTATTGTATCAGTTTGACACAATATTGTCTAGGTATAAAACCTTAAGATTAATCCAGGTCCTCGATGGTTCTTTTTAAGGTTGTTATCATCTCATCGATGTTACCGAAAACATCAGTGACCGTAACGTCTTTGGGGATTCCGATAGCGTCCATTACTTTACGAACATCGTTCGCCATAAGAGCAGCAGTTTCGTCGTGATTCTTTGACAATTCTACACGTGTCCACAGTATACGCTGCTTCTCCAGTAGTGTCTCGACGATCTCCACGTACTCCTCACGCTCTTCTGCAGTCATAGCAGGGAAGGCGAGAGTCATCTCCGCAAGTTGATCTTGCAGAGAGTTAATTATTTGAACTTCTTTCTGGACAATATCTGATTCTCTAAAAGACATTAGAACATTAACTTAGCACGACTAGTTTTCTTTATGAAATTAAGGCGTTGAGCATCATACTTCAATTTCTCTTTAAGAGGTTTAGAAATAAGTTTACTAACACCGTCAAGTTCAATACTATTTAACTCACAGAAGTGAACTACAGCATCGATGTAGTTCATATCGTGGTTCTCAACGACTAGTTTTTCAATTTCACCAGCAAATTTTGTAGCAGTCATAAATTTATTTTCTATATCATCAGGTTGTTGTGAGGGCATTTGTAGTTTCGTATTCTTTAATTGCCTCAAGTAGTTTAACGAAGTGGGGTTCCTTAACTGAAGTTTCAACAACCTGACACTCACCATCTTCGCACGCAACGATGGCAATAAGTTTTTCTACTTCAATCTTGTAATGTTCATAGAACATATACCCGTAGGCACACAGCTGCGGGAAATAATCCTGAGCAATGTATGGTTTCTTTGGTGACTTGGATGTCTTGAAATCAATCACAGACAATACGCCATCAAACTCTGCGATAAGGTCTACCTGTCCAGCAATCTTTAACTTATCAGACCATAGCATCGACTCGATTAAACGTGGTCGATCTATTCTATCTATAACACTTTTAGAAGTGTGAAACATCTGCACAGGCAGAGGTGAATTCTTATGATCCTCTAAGTTAAGTTGGTTCCTGACATACTGCTCAACAATACCGTGAAAGTTTGTGCCACGTGTAGCAGCACGAGTAGAGGTTCGGTTAGCAACTTCAGCACCAACACGATTCCGCCACTTGGCAATCGCCTCTTTCTTTTTCTTACGATTAGATAGGACTGTAGTGACAGAGGGGTAGCGATTCTCCCCAACGGAGTAGAGTCGCCGCCCCTCAAATAATCCTCGCTTCAGTTCTTTAGATTCTAGAAGTTCAGAGTGGTCAAATTTTTTCATTGTAACCTTGGTTGATCTTGGAGACCAGATACGATCTAACCAGACCAGACCTTACAATATCCTCAATGTTGAATTCGATCTTCGACATCTCGGGCATACCCTCAAGGATTTGCATAAAATCTAGAATGCCAGTGCGTTCTGTAACCTTTTGAAGGTCAGTTTGGGTAGCGTCACCAGCAAACATAATTTTGCTGTTCTCACCAACCCTAGTGATTATACTATCAAGCTCGTGGAAATTCAAGTTCTGAAATTCATCCACAATTACAATAGCATTATCAAGAGTCGTACCCCTAAGAAAAGAAGTAGACCAAAAGCTGATAGTTTCTTGACGTTGGAGGTCGTCATAGAGTGTCTCAAATTCCTTATCAGTATACATCGAGAACATATGCTTCACCATATTCTTATAAGGAATCTGGTAAAGGAAGCTCTTGTCGTCGTGTGTTCCAGGAAGGAAACCAATCTCTCTGGTTGCTACTAAAGAGCGAACTAGATAAACCTTTTCGTAAGGAGAATCTTCAGAGAGACATTCTTTTAGTGCGTTATAAAGAAGACAGAAAGTTTTTCCTGTGCCTGCTGCTCCATATGCTACTAGGTTTTGACCTTTGGCGTACTCCTCCCAGACTTTCTCTTGGTTATCTGTAAGAGGTTCGATGTTACGCAGCAGTGAAGTATTAATCGGTTTTGATCTTTTCATCTGCTTAGTTGAAAGAACTGTTGGCGACTTCTTTCTCGGCATAGAATTGATTACTTGTAGGGTTTAACGTTAGATCCAGGAACTTGGGAAACTTTTTGGAGAACTTCATTCCAGCCTCCATCAGTTTTGTTTCTCCAATCACCTACCTCACCTAAACCAGCGACGCCTTTAGACCAATCTTTATCCCAATCGGGATTGTCTTTTCGCCACTGTTCATAGGCAGATAGCGAAAGATTTAATTCTTTTCTTTCACCTGTAGTATTGTTTTTTACTGGATAAATCGGCATAACTATTTAGACCTCATTGAGCTTCGTGGGGATCGTAATCAGGATTCATTGCTTCGTACTCACGTTTTTTATCTTTGTGGATACGAACAGTATCTTCATCAGCAGAATCTTTATATGCTTCAGCGTGTTCATCAGTGAAACCGACTTCCCACGGCATTAGTTGCTGAGAACCAAGAGTAGGTTTGATAGGATCACGACTATCAAGACCCTTCATATTCATACGATTTTCAACAGCGCGGCGACTGTTACCTTCTTCCGCCTCCTGCATCTCTTCGTACTGACGTTGCTCCTCGATAGTGATAGGTTCGTTAGAAGTAACACTATCAACGTGGAAATCTTTTTCAGAACCACCACCAAGAAACTTAGGTGCACCAGTAATATAACCGTGCTCCTCGATATCTTTTTGGAAGTGACTGATTTTATTCTTACGTTTGTCAGTTACTTTATACCGAGTATAGTTCTCGGTAGGATCTTTAGTATCTGACCAAGATGCAGGTTGTGCTGGTACAAATTTAGGATCCTTCTCCTCCACAGTTCTAGTCTGGTTATCCATATCAGGATAACTAGGGAAGGACTCATCACTTTTAAATTGCAAGTACCTGAGTTTGCCAGGTGCTACACAGAGGTTAGGATTCTGACGGAGAAAATCTTCCAATCCCTCTAGAGATAAGAACAGTTCACCTACAGACTCACCAGTCACTTTGTTGTTGAATTCGTATTGAGGCATCAGAATTTCATCACCGTAATATATCTAGGTTCATAAGCAGCAGTCACGGGAGGTCTAGCAGAGTGGGGAATCCGACCATCAAATGATACCACTCTTCCTGCTTTAGGAAGAACCGATTTGATAATGTTGTCATCAAAATCATAGAAGACAGTCTCGCCACCCCAGTCGCGATGCCACTTGGAATTAGTGTAGAACATCACGGTACGATTCTTCTCGTCTAGATTATCGATGTGCGCCTTAGGGCGGTCCATAGAGCGCAGCATATTGGTATAGACGTTTCCGAGCATCTCATACGGAGGGAGAGGACAGACGCCTTCTAGCGCCTGGTAGAGTGCTCTGCAGAGGTCTTCGTCTTCCTTGCTGCACTCAGGTGCACCCTTGTGGATGCGTGTCCAATACTTATCAGCAGCGGGGATGGTGTTGCCATCAGTAAGTTGCTGCTGCTGAGCAATGAGTGAACGCTTATATTCCTCGACCTCTTCAGGAGACCGAGGAATACGGAGGAAGCTCTTCGCCTCCTCTAGTTTTCCTGCATCGTTAGAACGTTGCAGGACATAGAACTGACGCGACAAGAACTGAAAGATATCAATACAAGCACGTTCGTCTATGACATTATCATATACTTTGATGTCGTTCAGGAAGTCCATTCTAATGCTTCAGATACTGTAGGAAATTGTTCAACAAAGATCTGCTTGCAGGAATTAGCAAGATCCATATGTTCTTTCTGAGTTCCGTTAGCGGATCTCAAAGTTATGTAGTGGATCCACGAACGCACTGATCCTGACATATAGATTTTTGTGGGCACGGCGAGGGGAAGCACAAAACGCGAACACTCCTTTGCGATTCCTTTGGCAAGCATCTGTTGATACAGATCCATTGCTTCTGCAAAGTGCTTCTGAATTAGAATCTCGAAGTGTTGCTTAGTAAAAGGATCGACATCATCAATAGAATTCTGTCTGTTCTTAGTATCCTGAGAACGAAGATCGAACATAGGAATTCTATCTGCCAACATAGAACTATCAGCATACCGCTGGGAAAACTCTTGATATGTGAAGCTACGGTGGCGAAGCACTTGAGCTGCGATAC